TCCGGGGAAAGATCATCAATCTCAGATAGCCAGGCTAGATAGTCGTGATGGTCCATGCGCGCCTCCTGCGTTCATGTTCCGTTATATCGCATCAGAGAGTGCATAGCTAATGCGAATTGAGCCTAACCTTTTGCCATCATGGGCAATCTCAGGGTTCAGTTGCCGGACCGCGGGATAGTCAGGAAGCATTGGTATCACGACAACAGCTGAATCTGGTGGCAACAAGTTACTTTCAACCACGACCATTGAAATGCCGTTGTACTCAGCAACATCGAAGCGCCTCAACGGTTCCAAGATGCCCCTCCTGCTCCTGCGATAATGTCTGCCAAAGGATGCCCATTGCGCTCATGCCAATCAGATTGTTCAGCGAACGCAGCAGAATTTTCTTCAAGCCAACGCTGCTGGCGGACCTCAACGATTGCTTTGACAAGGGCAACCTCAGCAACAGCCGAAACGTTGATACTCAAAGCTTTGGCGCTGTCTAGTGCCGCCGCATCAAGCGTGAGGGACGTCTTTCGTTTTACAATCGATACCATCATTATATCCTCTTTTTCATACCGAAAATTTATACCTCATTGATAGGCGGCGCAAGTCTTTCGCAAAATTAAACCGTCTGCCCAATCACGAACTCCATCGACCGCTTGCGCGGCACTGCCCTGCCATTCAATCGCCAAACAATCACGGCAAGCCCATACTCAAAGCGCCGGCAGGCTGTGGCACGACTGATCCCGTGCTGCCAGCAGATCCCCTTCCAGGCCTTGCGGTTAGCCCGCGCCCAAAGGATCTGCCCGATGTCCTTGTCTACCCACCGCAGCCAGAGCATCGCCTCGTCGGCCTGCGTGATCATCCGCGGTGATGGCAGAGGCTTTTTCATTTGCGGCTCCTGGTCCCTCTGATCGGCAAAGCCATGCACGTAGTCTGGCCAGGCGCTGACATAGCCCTGCGGCCGCACGGGCGGCATAGAGCGCATGACGTCTGCTGCTAGGTCCAGCCGGTCAGCCACCATCGCGCGTGTCCAGTCATCGGCCATTGCGCACCTCCCACACGGCTGGAAGCTTGCCATAGAGCTTTTCGCCCAACTGACGGACCAGCTCGCGCTCAGGCCAGGTCAGCCGGTGATCATCGAGCGAGATCACCAGCATCTGCAGTTCCTGCCAGCCATCGCGCCTGACCTGTTCGGGGTCACGGCGATAGCCGCCGTAGCCCTTGGGAGTGAACCGCATGCCCATCATGACAGCCCTCCCCGAGTCTCTATGGCCCAGAGCAGGATGGCGATGGCGTCGGCCTCGTTGTCATCCGCAGGGCTGAAGCCGCGCGCACAGGCCGCGTCGATCATGGCCTGCTTGGGTGCGTTGCCCTGGCCCGTCAGGAATTTCTTGATGGTTCCAACCGGCACGCCTTGGTACGGCACACCGCGCAACTCGCCCCAGCTGGTGAGAACAGCCAACAGCCCCCCAAAGACATGGGCTGCGTCGGTGCCTGCGTGGCGACGCACTTCTTCGAAATAGATTGCTGCGATCGGTCCGGAGAGCCGGTCGATCTCCGTCAGCCAGTTGGTGAACCGCAGATAGCGCATGCCACCGCCGTCGTAGCGGCTGGGCTTGAAGCTGACAGTGCCACTGGTGATGAGCCCGTCAAAGCCACGGATGGCCCAGCCGGTGGTGGTGCCAAGGTCGAGAGCAAGCATCGTCTTCGCGCCACCAATGGTTTCTGGCAGCGACGGGGTCGGGATCAGGTCTTGTGCGGTCATGGTGAAGGCTCACGAATTCGAGTGGGCCTTCGGCTTTGGTCAGCGCAAAAATACCCCGCCTGACTCGGGGGAACAAGAAAATTCGCCAGTGGGCAGGTTGCGGTTGCCTGTCACCAACCTGTCACCAACCTCTCAGGGGGTTGGTGACAGGAATATCTTAACAAAAACAACGCTGTCACCATTGTCACCAACGTCACCAACCAAATTCTTTGTATGTATGAGAAAGGTGTTACTCGGCTCAAAACACATATGTATATGTATAAGGAAAGAAGTTCGCCGTTAGGTTGGTGACAATGGTGACACGATTGATTTCAATAACTTTTTTCTGTCACCATCCATGCCTAAGGTTGGTGACAGTCGCAGGTTGGTGACAAATAAAAAGGGCATCCATCAAGATGCCCTTTCCAATCGTGCGTGAAACGCTTTGTTGGCGTTAGTCTGCCGGCCTACGATATCGCCATTCTCTCGCGCCATCTTCACGACGCTGATAGCGTTCCCACCCGCTTTTCTTGAGGTATCCAGAGACCCGCATCTGATCAATCCGAGACCACCTTGTTGGCTCAGCGCCAATGGCTTCCTCCAAAATCTCCCCAACAGACACATCGCTCAGTGGTTCGCGGCGTTGCACACTTTCGCGCCGGGGCGGATCAAAGGACGCATAGCTATCGCCAACAATGCGGACCTCGTGTGTCAGCCAATGCTCGATCAGCCCGTCCCATGCGTCGGACTGGTAGCGCTTGTCCTGCTCATCGCGCGCAGACTTCAGCAGTTCCTTGTCCTCGATCCACCAGATGGCCCCATCTTTGAACCGGGCCACGGCCTCGGCCCATAGCTGGTCGCGATCGCAAGCAAAGGCGTCAATGTCGATGGCACCACAGCGGATCGGCCAGAACCGACGGTTGCCAGTTTCATCGCGTAAATAGGTGTCCGGGTTTACAGTGCCGGCAAACACACATTGGCGTTTAATCTCGACGGTGTGGCGGCCATAAGGCGGGCGGAACCGGTCCGTGGTGCGCGTCAGGAACGCTTTGATCCGCGAGACTTCAGCGCGACCAATTGCGTCGAGTTCAGCGATCTCGACAATCCAGACGCCCTGCAGGTGAATGGCTGCGTCTTTGGAGCCGAGGTCGGGCAACTCGTCTGTAAACCAGTCCTCGCCTGCCAGGATTTTCAGCGCGGTCGATTTGCGTGCGCCTTGCTCACCTTCAAGGATCAGCATGTGGTCAGCCTTGACGCCAGGGCGATAGATGCGCGCAACGGCCGAGATCAGCCACAGGCTGCCCATGGCATGAATGAGGTTGGTTGGGTCGGCACCGAGGTAACGACTTGTCCAAGTCTCAAGGCGCGGCGTGCCGTCCCATCGCAGGCTTTCCAGATAGGAGCGCACTGGATGAATGCGGGTCTCACGCGCGACGGCACCGACCGACCGACCCACAACGAGCGGCGCGACATTGACCTCGCGGTGCTGCAGCCATTCAGCGAGGCGAATGTCGTCACCGTCCTCCCAAGGGCGTGGATGGTCCACGTCTGCATCGTCCCATGGCGCGGGGCGTAGCACGACCACTTCCTGGCGGAATTCATCGAACGCGATGGTGCCCGCAAAAGCCGGGTCTGAACTCAGGGCCGTGATGACATTGGCCTCGTTGCGCTCAGGCGTACCCGACAGGTCAAGCCGCAGCCGGTTCGCCCAAGCAGGGCGGGCCGTAGGCTTCATGAGATCGCCAGTACTGCTCAGGCGGCGGCGTAGAACGCCAAGCTGTTTGTCGAGGATCGACATAGCAATGCCGGTGCGTGCCTTGATCAGCGACAGCACATGGCGCTCTTCCATGGGCTCGAGCCGCGCCTTCACGATGCGCCCCAGCAGCGTGCCCAACTTGGTAAGATCGGGCGGGTTGGTCAGCGCCTCGGTCGCGGTGGCCAGAGCATCGGTGGCACTTTCCGGATCCGTGGTGGAGGTTGCCGTTGCGGTGTTATCAGCGGTGGACGAGCCCTCAGACGTGATTTCCGCACTGTCGTAATCTGCCCTCGCGGCCCCTTTCAGCAGATCGTCGTTGAAATCATCACCATGCAACGGGACCACGATCAGGTTTGGGATATAGGCCATGTTCAACCGGTCCGACAGCGTGGCGGCGGCCTGACGCCCTGCATCACCCGCATCAGCATAGATGGTGACGCGATGTGTGCCCTCGGGCCATTTGAACCGTGCCATCCCATCTGCCGACAGCGCCGCCCAGACCGGCGTGCCAAAAATTGCCTGCGCGGCCAGCGCGGTCTCGATGCCCTCAGCGACGCCAAGATGACCATCTTCCGGCATCGGAAACAGCCGCACCGCCGCCTCGGCGATCATGCCCAACATCTTCTTTCCTGCCGGCGCCTTGCCACTGCCATCATCGAGCAGGAAGGTGCGATGGATGCCACCGACTGTTTCACCATTTGCCAAACGCGGGATCGCAACCATCCCCGGCCAGCCACGGCGGCTGTCGTAATCCGTGAGGTCGGGATGGTAGCGCAGGTCTGGCGTATCCGGTGCCTTCAGCCCACGTGAGCACAGATAGGCCTCGGCCAAGCTGCCCCCCAGCGGTTCGCACCCATCAAGAATACGGCGGATTTCCAGACTGTGATCAGGGCGCACTGAGGCCACAGGACGCGGCCGCGCAGCTTTTTCGCGTTCCATATGGGCAAGTCGAGCCGCCTCATCAAAAAGCCGCCCGTCGCTCATGCCAGTGGCGTGGTAGATCATGTCAATCGGCCCCGCACGTTCGCCGGTGGCAAAATCGAAGCCCCAACCCGCGTAGGGCCCGTCAAGATGGATGATGCACGAGCCCTCACCGCGTGCCCGGCGACCGGAGAGATCTGCACAGCGCAGCGATCGCTTGTCGTGGGTCAGCTGCGCCTCAGGGAAGAGCGATGGCAGCCAATCACGAGCCGTATCCGCCAGCCGCGCCTTGATAGCACTCAAATCATGACGGGCGGCAGGGATGAATACATCATTGAGGTCAATCATGGGATACACCTCAGGCCAGAAGAACAAGGCCGCGCTCAGCGCGGGTGATCGCCGTGTAGAGCCAGCGGCGGCGGTCAAGATCACTGCGCCCAAGCCCATCATCCCAGACGATGACATTCTGCCATTGCGATCCCTGCGCCTTATGTGCGGTGATGGCCCAGCCAAACGTCGCCTCTGTCAGGTGCTTTTTCTCCTTCCAGTCGCGGTCATGGCGCGTGCGATCAAAACCGATGTGATCTTCGAAATGCCCCTTATAGAGGCGCAGACGGCCGGGTTTTCCATTATGGTCCGGCGCCCCAACACGCCGGCCATCCTCATCTGTGACCACCGCCGAGAAGTAGAGGCTGCCCTCATCCACGATATCCTCAAGTGTCAGGAACATACCGTTGATCAGCCCTAGGTCATTCTGGTTCTTCAGACAGATGATTTTTTCAGCAGCACCTGACGGCAGGATGCCTCCCGCCAAGCCCGCAACCGCGCGCATCGCGTTGTTCAACTGCAGCCGCGTCGCGTTCATCCCGCAGATCAGCTGCCCACCCCGCAGCGCCTGATCTGGCGTGATGTCACCCTTGGGCATCTTCGCAACGTGGTCATCATAGCTGCCAAAGCCGATCGGCTGGCCCTCGCGCGCCATTGTGGCCAGGCGAATGATCGCGCTCTCGGCTGCCTGTCGATGGATCTCGGTCAACATCACGTCCGGGACGATATTGGTAAAGGCCCCTTCCCCCTTGATGGGTGGAAGCTGACCGGGATCACCCAGCACCAGGATGGGCTTTTTAAAGCTCATCAAATCGCGCGCCATGTCCTCGCCCACCATCGAGACCTCATCGAGCACGATCAGCTTCGCATCCGAGGCATCACTTTGCGGGTTCAGCGCAAAACGCGGTTTTTTCATCGCTGACAGCGCCTGGCGCATAGCCTCAATCCCCGCCTCGGCGGCGGTGCGGTCGAAACCGGTCAGGGTGCGGATGCTCGTTTCCGCCTCACGCACTTTCTTCGCTGCTGCCTCGACTTCTTCCTCTGTGGCCTCGGTTACCGAATAGATCAGGCTGTGGATGGTGCGTGCAGGCGTGCCTTTGCGGCTCAAAACCAACGCCGCCTTGCCTGTGAATGTGGCCGTGACAACGCCCGGCACACAGGATCCATCGCGCGCGCTGCGATGGGGCGATAAGCCCAGTTCATCGAGTGCAAACTTAAGCACCGTGGATTTTCCCGACCCGGCAAAGCCAAAAAGCCGAAATATCTGTTGCTCTGCCGTGCGGGTTTCAAACCAGATCTTGATTGCGCGAATAGCTGCCGCTTGGCTGTTGGAGGGTGTGAAGCTGGTCATGCGGCGCGTCCTTTGACAATGTAATCCTTGACCACCCCACCGCGCGCGGGATCGCCGACCTGGCATTGGCGCACAAAGAGACGGCGGCCGTCTGCGAGCTGACGCCAGTGACCGCGGCGGATATGCCACCGCGGGCTGGCATGGGTGCCGCCGAGCTCCAAACTCTTCGCTCGGGCGCGCTCTACATCGATGGTTATTTGGTGCCACGTCCAACCACTCACGCCGGCCTTGGCATATTTGCGGCGCAGGGCTGGCATCACCTTACGCGGCTTATCCTCACCGGCATGTGAGAGGATGCTCAGGGCGCGCCAAACCATCCCAGTCACCACTTCGCAGTACACTTCTGCCTGCTGAGCGGATACATCCGGGTGCGTTTCTACGTCCGCCCAGCCGGGCTCTTTGAATATCGCAGTTGCTAAGCAGTCGGTCCAAGAACGACGATTGTTCGGGCGATAAAGAAAAGCGGCTTCGACACGGTCTTCAAATTGGCGAGCGTAAACAAGGAGCGACTTACGGTTGGGATGGCGATCCTTGACCTTGAAAATGACAGAGGGGTGAGGGAGCTGCATTGGCTCCGTCATAAGTGCCACGCCGAGAGCAAAGACCTCGTCACTGTCAAATGCTTCCTGGTCTGCAAATAAATAGACCGGTGCCGCCTCAATGCCCTCAAAACAAAACCCGTATCGCGATCGCAGCCGGAAGTCAGAAGCAATCTGTTTGAACTCATAAGCCTGAGGTATCATGACTTTGCCCTCCAGCAGCGTTGCGCCCAGGCACAGGGCGGATGCCAATGACCCGCAGCCATTCCGCCTTTGCAAACCACGGAGGTGGGCGCCGCCGCCTCACGGGGAAGCAATTCATGCGCATCCGTCGCCTGGACCACCGTAACCGCGCGGTCGCTCATCTGCTGGGCCAGAGCCGCGTCGAACGGCATTAACTCTGCATAGATTTCCATCGTGTCACGATTGAGCGCGGTGAAGAGCGCCGGATTGGGCAGGTCCAAATAGGCCTGATAGAGTGCAATTTGCGCCGCATAAACGGGCTTTGAGACAGCCACGCCACGTTTGACCGTGTCTTTCCAGCTCGAGACTCCAAGGGCTTTTGTCTCCCAGAGCACCGGATAGGCCATCTCGACCGGACCACCGACGAGGCAGCCATCAATGTGTCCCTTGAACCGACCATCCAGAGCGGTGAAGCCAAACTGGCGCCCATCGTCGCGTTCGGTGCGCAAATCGAACCCCGCCAGCCGCAGCCAGCTGGCCACCAGATCCTCGCCGCGATGGCCGGCTTCAAAAATGCGGAGAGTTTTCGGAGCGAAGTCCTGGCCTTCGTCTTTGGGCACGGCCAGATAATCATACTGGATCTGGCGCAGGCAGGTGCGGCCCAACCCGGACGAGCTGACATAGCTGCGCGGACGCTCAGTCTGCTGCCGAGCGCTAAGACCAATGTCGATCGCGGCGCTGAGGACCGCAGTGATGTCGGGCGTGGGTCGTGATGGCGCATATTGCGCGCCAGACCCATGGTTCAGGTCAATCATGATGCACCTCTAAAAAGGAATGGGGTCTTCAGGCAGGCAGCCATCGCGTTCAGGCTGCGCGCCTTGGGTCTGCATGCTGTCGATGTATCCGGTGACCGCCGCCTCAATGAGCTGGTCGATCTCGGCAGCAGTGCGGTCGAAAAACGGGGCCATCAGGCCAAGCGCTGTCAGCGCTTCGGCAAAATCCCTGCGGGCATCAACGATGGCCTGTGCCTCGCGTGCGGTTTTATCAATCATTCCGTGGCTCCTCTGGGCGAGGTCCGCGCCGATGTCCTGGCACCAGCGCGAACAGAATTGGTAGAAAGGAAACTGCGACCACTGGAGGCGTAGGCAGAAGCCGAAGCCCCGGGCTTCCCGGCAGCAAATCGCGCATATGGGACTCACCCCATCAGCAGGTTTTCGAGCTCCGGATGCGCCCCCGGGTCCTCCCGGATCTTGTGCGAGACCAGAACGACGAAGCGGCTGATGGCCACCGAGGCCATGGCGTTGAGCTCCATGAGCTGGAGGCTTGCGATAGGCCGATCCAGTCTTCCACGGGCCTCGAGCCATTTGCCAATCTCCTTTGCCGCTTCGCGCGTGACATGCGCCTGCCATTCATCCGGGGTCATGGGCTCAGCTGTTCAACCAGGCTGGTGCGCCACCGGGAGTTGCCGCCGGTGCAGGCGTGCCGGGCTGCGCTTGCGCGGCCGGGGCCTGCGGCGCGTTGGACCAACCAGCCTGTGCTGGGGCCTGCGCATTCCATGCGGCAGGCACCGCTGCTGCCGATTTGCGCGGTGGTGCATTCACCGGCTCAGGCGCCACCGCCTCTCCGCGCATGGTTGCCGCATAGGCTGGCTCATTCGGCAGCACGACGTTCGCAATCTTGTTGCTGTCGCGGTAGTTCGGGTTGTCCGAGACATCGACCATAATCCTCGCCGCAAACGTGATGCCATCGAGCTGCCTCAGCCCGCCGATCACACGCTTGGCCCGCGCCGCTTCGCTCAGGTCATCGGGTTTCAGCCCAAGGGCGCTGTCGATCATCGCCCGGAAGGCGCTTTTGGAGATGTTCCAGCCCTTCGACTGGCCCTTTTCGTCCAACTTTCCGCCCGCTACGGTGAAGTTCTGCCAGAACTTGCGCCGGGCATAGGGCCCCTCGGTCACGGTGAATTCGCAGTCAAGCATTTTCGCGTCGCTGTGCGGCGAGGCTTTCAACAGCCCCGCATCCATTTCACTGGCGCCATTGGCACCGCCGGGGCGGAGCTTCATCATCACCTTGGCAAAGGTGCCGTCGGGGATCAGCTCACCCATCGGAGCCATTTGCGGACCAGCGTCGTTGAGATCAAAATTCATGGGATATGTCCTTTCCTGTTCAGACAGAGGGGGTTGTGGGGGTGATTGGGGAGATCGGTGCAGAACGGCCGTCGATCTTGGCCAGTAGGGCTGCGAGGTCTGGTGGTTCAGTGATGTCGAGACGGCCGGAGCGATCTTTGGCAGGCAGTCCCCAAGGGTTGCCGGATTGGCAGACAAGACGGCGGTCGGTGGATTTCTCGTCGAGCGTCCAGGCTCCCTCAGCGTCCTTGCCAAAGAGTTGCATCGAGAGGACCTGGTCGACGATGCCCGGCAATTCGCGGCCGGCTTTAGTGCCCTCCATCTGCGGCACCCACGAGGACGTCCCAAATTCGTCAGTGATCTTTTCCAGCACACCCACAAAGATCACGGTCTTGCCGCGGGCATGCTGAAGGTGCTTCAGCGCCTGAATGACCTCGCGGCCCAGAAGCCCGTAAGCACCGCGCACATCCGGTTTGCCCGTCCGATCCGAGAAGGCCTCAGGCTGCTGCTTGGCATAGGCCATGGCCTGGCGCGTCAGATCGGTGATGCTGTCCACGAAGATAATGGAACGGTCCTTCAGAAAGGTTTCCAGCCCACTTTCGGCATATTCACGTTGCACATGGGCATGGTATTCGACCCCGTAATAGCTGCCCGGGTGTTGTGCCGGGTCCGGGCCACCGATCAGGATCACGAGATCCCGAAAATCGGGAAAGCTGCGGATCGGGATGCTTGGCCCGTGCCAGTCCTGCACGGATTTCATGCCAGCCTCGAGATCGAAGCACACCGCCTTGTCCGCGGGCAGCGTCTTGATCAGCGTGGTCTTGCCCACACCTGGCGGGCCAAACACCGCCAGAGATGTCTTGTTTTCTGAAGCGGACAATCGTTCGTCCGCAGTGATAATGCGCAATGACATGGCGCTCTCCTTGTTATGGTTCAGGGATCAACAGCGGCGGGGGGGTGACCGGGCGCCGAAGGGGAGCCTGCCCAGCCTTGCGGTCAGGGCGTCCCCGCCGCCGTATTCAGGGGGCCTCGGTGGGCTCAAGCTTGAAACTGGCCTTGCCGAAACCAACGGTGCGCGCAGGCTCAAACCCCTTGCGCCAGGCTTCTGGCAGCGCGCCGTATTTGCGCTCCGAGACGGTCAGTTTGGTGTCGATGAACTCCGCAGGGTCGTCGTCGCTGTCAGCGATATTGGCGGCAATCTGCGCCAGTTTTGCCTGATCCCAGTCAACGCGTTTGGGCAGATCGGCCACGACGGTGAAATTGCCATCAACCAGCCGAACGGTGCCGGTGTCCTTGCCGCAGGCCCAGCGGGCCTCAGCGGCGCGGGTGGCGTAGCGCACCTCAAGGGCGGTGCTGAACCGCGCGGTGGCAGACTTCAGCTGTCTGCTGGCGTGGTCCAGTTCGCCTTGCAGGGCGGCCAGCAACTCCACCGGCATCTGCGCCAGATCTCCAGTCGGCATGTTGAGCATGTCGTCCACGCTGGGGGTGTTTTCTGGATAGGTCATGGGGGTTCCTTCTTTGGGGGATGGGTCAGGCAGCTACGGCGAGCTGCTTCACAGCGGCAGATCGAACAGCGCCCTTTTGCGGGCGGGCAATGGCGAGATAGGCAAACCGGTCTGGGCCAAGGCGTTCCTGCACGAGGTGGACGCGACCAAGTTCAGCGAGGCGGTAAGCAGCATCTGCCGTGGTTCGCAGGCTCTCACGCTCAGGTTTGGCCAATTTCGAAACATTTGCGGTCGTATCGACCACCAGAAAGCCGCAGTGATAAACAAGACTTGCCTCGGGCTCGGCGACATCAACCCACGCCATCAGCGTGATTTCTGAAACAGCGGGCGCACTTGCGATAATACGGGCGGTCATGCAGCGCACCCGACAACAGTCAAGCGCTGCTCAGAGTCGCCAGCCTCGATACGTTTTCCCTCAAAGGCCAGGATGTCTGTCTGGCGATAGCGCACATGCCGGCCAATCCGTAAGAACTGCGGCCCACGGCCTTCGGCGCGCCAACGTTCCAAAGTGCGCGGCGCAATATTCCAGCGCCGGGACAAGAGCTTCGTGCTCAGTAGGGTGTGGTCTTGCTCCATGGCGGTCCTCATCGAGTTGATGAGAGCAACTTGCCAAACCCTTGGGTTGGAGGTCGTGGCATGAATGGTCGGTGCCAGAAATTAATTTTTGTAGGAAAATCAACGCACCTAAAAATTTCGGTCGGAGCTCCAACCCAACGCCAACCCTTCACCAACCGAGCTCCGACCGAACACCGACCGAATGGCTTTGGCCGGCCCAGGCCGAAAACGAATCACAATGTCCGCAGACATGAAAAAAGCCCGCTCGAAGCGGGCCTGTTTTGGAAGGATGTTCGGTATCAGGGACCGACGCGCATGGTCACGACCAGGGCGGGTTCCAGCATGTAATACCCCCGGCGCCCCGAGACGGGATGCACGATATCGCGCCACCCCTTGCGACTGGAAAATAGATAGCTGAGCTTCAAAGCAGCCGATCCTGCGGCGGCCAAGATCTGCACACTGCGCTGTTCAGGGTCACCCGTAATGGCGCAAATGAACAAAAAGTTCAGAGCCCGCGCCTGCATGTCCGTGAACAGATGTTGCTTCCCATCAAGTTGGAACGACAAAAAAC